AAGACGCGACGACGCTAATGCAGGCAGCACGAGAACAACTACACGGGGAGTTTGCGAATCATGGAAAACACAAATCGACTTAGTTACATGGATGTGTATGAGCAACAGACCATCGGCCACGTGGTCGAGGCCATCGCAGTCTTCTGTAGGGACGACGGGCAACCGTACTCGGTCAGCCTCAAGTTTGACGGCCGCACCGGCGACATCCAGCTGCTGACAGCGGTTGGCGAAGAGCTGATCGATGATGTGGCGGACGCCATTCTCGGAGAAGAGGGAGAGCACAGTATCCTGGCGGATCTGACCGAGCTGTACCTCGTGAACCGCGAGCTGGGCACGTTCATCCCGGAGCTCAACTAATGGACCCGCAGGATGTCGATGACATCTGGCTCGGCCTGATCGCGCTCGGATACGTGTACCTGATGTTCTGTGTCTCGGGAGGATGCTGACATGAAACTGATCCCGCTCACCCAGGGCAAGTTCGCGCAGGTGGACGATGCGGATTTTGAGGAGCTGTCCAGGTTCTCCTGGTGCGCTGTCAAAGGTAAGCGAGACACCTTCTACGCATTTCGCCGAGACAAACAGAGGCGTGGCGTACCTATGCACCGTCAGATCACAGACGCACCTGAAGGCCTAAAGGTGGACCACATCGACACCAACGGGCTAAACAACTGCCGGGACAACCTCAGACTCGCTACCAATGCGGAAAATATGTGGAACTCCCGCGCCCGATTGCAGAATCGCAGCGGGATCAAAGGGGTCTACGAAGACAAAAGGCGCGGGACCTGGTGCTGGGCGATCGCTGTCCAAGGCGTTCGGCACTACGGCACCGGGTTTCTGACGAAAGAACTTGCGGCAGAGGCGGCTGCCGTGTTCAGATCAAGACATCACGGGCGCTTTGCCCGACAGGAGGCACATGAGTAAAGAAAAGAAATGGGCGCCAATGTTGGCCGCATCGACGCCTCCCCCAGGCTTCCAGTACAAGTTCCCGGTGCTGGCTTCGGCCAAGCTGGACGGGGTCCGAGCCATCGTCCGCAACGGTGTGCTGGTGAGCCGAGCGCTCAAGCCGATTCCCAACAAGCATTGCCAGGCGCTCTTCGGTCGCCCGGAGTTGAATGGCCTGGACGGTGAGCTCGTAGTGGGCGCCCCGTTCGGGCAAGACGTCATGCAGAGAAGCACTAGCGGTGTCATGCGAATCGAGGGCGAGCCCGCCGTCACGTTCTGGGTGTTCGATGACGTCACGCTCCCGGAGAACTTCTTCAAGAGCCGCCTGCTTGACGCACACAGCCGCGTCCTGAATGCACCCCAGGCTGCCCTAGTGCCTCATGCCTGGATCAACACCCAGGTGGAGCTGGACTCATATGAGGAGTTGTGCCTGGCCCAGGGGTACGAGGGCGCCATGGTCCGGGACCCGCTGGGCTTCTATAAGAATGGGAGATCCACCGCCAAGGAGGGCGGACTGGTGAAGCTGAAGCGCTTTTCCCAAGACGAGGCCCGAGTCGTTGGCTCTGAGGAGCGGATGCACAACGGCAACGTTGCCGAGGTCGACAACCTCGGACACACCAAGCGCTCGACGCACCAGGAGAACAAGACCGGGCGGGGCGACCTGGGGGCGCTGGTGTGCGAGACGCCAGAGGGCGTTCGCTTCAACATCGGCACTGGGTTCTCGGACGCGGAACGCCTGGTGCTGTGGGAGAGCCGGGACGCCCTAGTGGGCAAGCTGGTGAGCTACAAGCACTTCGCGGCTGCCGGCGTCAAGGATGCCCCGCGCTTCCCGGTGTTCGTCTCTTTCAGACACCAGGACGATCTATGAAGACACTGGGGATCACGCTTGCATTCTGGTTCGGAGTCATCGTACTGTTGGCACTAATGGACGGCGCGCTGTAGCGCCAGGGAGATTCACATGAACAAGCTCAGCATCTGTATCCTCATCGCACTCACCGGCTGCACCTGCCTCAAGGTGGAGCCCACCACGTCCGTCAAGCACACCCAGGGTGTCGTCTGCGTCGAGACGTGCCGCCCCGAAGTCTGGACCGTGGGCGAGCACTCGAACGCCGGCTGCTCGGAGGTGTGCAAATAAGTTGACGGCGGGCGGCGTTCTGTGAGAGTCTGGTCCTAGGAAGTCGAGGCAAACATGGAACGCTGCACGCTCAGGCACGGTGATAAGGTCAAGTTCGAGTTCACGATCTACGAGCAGACCTACCACAAGAAGGATGGCGACCTGTTCAAGGCCCGCCAGAACACCGGCCGTAAGGTCGCCCCCGGCAATGTCGGCACGGTAGTCTCGATCCACGAGCAGAAGTGGGGCATGCAGTTCATCAAGGATGAGCGCGGCGTTCTGATCCCGGTCGACTCGCACGTGCAGTGGCTGGTGAGCGTGGACTTCGGCGACGGCCTGATCGAGGCCGTCCGGGCCCGAAGCGCGATCCTGGTCAGTAGACGGCGAGGAACCGCTTCACAGCGCTCTTCGAGATAGGCCCGTAGACGCCGTCGGCCTGGGTGCCGTACAGCTTCTGGAACTCGGGCAGGCTGGACAGGTCGCCCCCGGCGATCAGCTTCGCCAGCTCCCTCAGCAAGAAAAACTTCTGGATCTGCGCGTCCCTGAGATCTGGCTCCAGGGCGCGGAACTGGTCCTGCATAAACACCATGACGGCCTGGATGTGCGGCTGGTCCACCGAGTGGAAGTCCCCGCCCCAGACAAACCCCATGCCCTTGGCCAGCTTGCCGAGCGCCACATAGAACTTGCAGCCCTTGGGCTTGCACTGCCAGAGGTGCTTCCGGCAAATGATGTCCGCCGCCGCCCCGTAGCAGTGAATGGAATCCACGATACCCTTGCCGACAACGGCGTTCCTGGCGGCCTCCGCCTTGGTGCGAATGCCGTCGAACAGCACAGGCTCGTATCCCAGTGCCACCATCCCATCCAGCACGGCCTGCACCTTGAGCTGCATCGTAGGTGGCAGCAACTTGATGTCGTCTTCTTTGATTGACATGCAAGAAGCGTAGCCTCATTATCTGTGACATGACCTGCTGTGACAAAGGAAAACCGATCTTTGCAAAGGGCAAATGCCAAGCCTGCTATGCCAGAGAGCGCAGAGCCCGCCCCGAGGTGAAGGCAAAGGCACTGGAGGCCACGGCCAAGTGGGCGCAGCAGAACAAGACCAAGCTGGCGGAGTACGCCCGCGAGCGGCGCAAGCTGCCCAACGTCATGGGGAAGCTAAAGGCCAAGGCGCGGCGCAACTACAAACAAAACCGACTAAAGAGATTCGGACTCACGCCTGAGACGTTCGACGAGATGTGGCTCTGGCAGGGGGGAGCATGCCAAGCGTGCCGCCGTCCAATGCGGCCAACTGGAGTCGCCAACGACTCGTGCACGGTGGACCACTGCCACCAAACCGGCCGGGTGCGCGGTCTTCTGTGCTGCGGATGCAACAAGGCGCTCGGGCTCTTGCGGGACGACGCGCTCGTGGTGGAGGCATTGGCCTTCTACGCGCGCAACGCCTAGTGAACCAGGACGTTGATGCACCACACAACGATGCCGCCGACCGAGCCTGCGATCCAGAACAACAGGCCCTCACGCGCCTTGCGGATGTCGGCCGCGCGCTCCAGCGCCACCAGGCGGGTGCTGAAGTCTGGCATGCCGTCCTTGATCTCTTGGATGTCGTCGCGCACGAACTGCATCGTGGTGACGATCTCCGCCAGGCTCCGGTGGATGTCGATCCGGTCTTGCTCCACGGCCGCCACCTTAGTTGCTTCCGGTTGCCCGAAGCTCTGTGTACTCGATCTCGGCGAAGTGCAGGTGGGATGCCGGAGCTCCTAGGGTGCCCGCCGCGACGCTGATCTGGAGGATGTCTTCCTCGGTCATCGTCCCGCTGGCGCCGGAGATCAGGCCGGTCTGGTTGAGGACTTCCAAGCTGCCGGTGTGAGCGAACACAGTCGTGGCTCCCAGCTGCGTGTAGGACACCGCGCCGGTGAACCGGTCCCGGCGGACGCGGTACACGTCGAAGCTGACGTTGCCGCCGATCGCGCCCAGTACGGCCACGCGCACGCCCGTGACGATGGCGCCGTTGGGGATGCGCACGGAACCGATGATGATCTCGTCGGCAACCGTCGAAGCAGCCTGCCAGAAGTTGGTGCTGTTCATGATCCCAGGCGGGACGATGGACCACGTGCCGCCCGGCTCCGTCCCAAAAGACTGGGCGTCGAGCATGATGCGGCGGGTCTTGGGGGAGGGGTACGCGATCTCGTTCGTCGTGAATACCGCTGCACCGAAGGCGACAGTGTTCGTGAAGGCATGGACGCCAGCCCAGGTGAACGCCTCGGCCGCCAGGTTCCGCAAGTACGTGATGTGCTGCTTGATGTTCTCGAACAGGTAGTTGACGTACTGGGGGACCGCCGCCGTCTCCGGCACGAAACCCTCGGCAATCTCACCTGCGGACGGGGCAACTTTGGTTGCGGTCCCAACGTCCGGGCCCGTCGTGTAGTTCGTCGTGGCAGCCCACGCTGGGAAGTCTGTGACGGGGAGAGTCATACCCGAAGCCTAGCATGAGCGCCTAGAGTAGCCGGGCCCACTTCGCGCCCCAGCCGTTGATTGCGTCGGCTCCTGCGGGGGATCGCCAGATCATTGTTTCTGCTGTGTCGCCCACCGTCAGCGACAGCTTGACGCCTGCTGGCTTTGCCTGACGCAGCATGCGGGCGATCGTGGCGGGCTCGACCCCGTCCAGGGCCGCCAGGATCTCGAAGTGCACCCCAGCCGGGTACAGCTCGGACACCAGAACGTCGTCCGAACCCGCGAGAGAAGGCACCAGCGCCACCAGGACGGCCAGCATGCTCTCCAGGTGACCGTCGGACTGGTTCACCAGGATGCGCGCCCGGAGGGCCGCCCGGAAGTCCGGATCGAGCCGCCCGTCCCGGCGCTCCCCCAGCAGGTTGCCGATCAGATCCAGCACAGCGCCCTCGCCCGTTTCCAGGTCGAAGGCGTTGAACAGCTGCCACAGAGCGTCCTCGATCTCTTGGACCTGGCCGACGCTCGTGCGCAACCACTCCTGATTGCGGGGCTTGCGGAACACCTCGATCAGCTGCAGGATGGACCGCTCGACGTGGTCCGGGCTGTGCCCATAGGTGCCCTCGGGGGCGGGTACGAAGTCCGGCATGTTAGGGAACCCCTGCCACAGTGACAACCGTCACACCGACGCCGTCGGGGGCATCATCCCCCAGGCGAGCGATCTCGCGCGAGGCGATCGCGAAGTTGGTGGCGGCCCCGGTGAAGGGGTCCGCGTTGCCGGCGATGGTGACAGCCACGTCAACGACGCCCGGCAAGTCCATGACAATGCGCACGTACTGGGCGTGGATCACGTCCCAGCCCACCGACTGGTTCTGCTCGAAGTAGTCGACGACTGCCTCGCGGACGGCCACGTCGCCGGGGAACTGCCCCGCGATGGCCGAGACAACCACGCCGATGTTGACTTCGACGTCGTCCGGGCGGGTGAAGCCGATGGTGTGCGGGTTGTTCTGGCTGTCCAGGACCACATCTGAGTCGTCGCCGAACGCCTGGATGCCTGCCGGCTTGGCCAGATAAATGGCGGTCGCCACCTCGGCGGACGTGCCACCGATCACCAGGGTCTCAAACGCGTGGGGCGGTACGCCGTCCACGGTTGCGTCGGTGTCATTCTCCAGGACCGCCACGAAGGTAAACAACGGGTCCCCGTTGGCGTCAACGGTCTGGAGCAAGTCGGCCCGGATGGCGTCGACCGTGGAGCTTCCCTTGAGAGCCAGCTCCAGCTCGCGGCGCTGGCGGAACTCGAAGTTCGTCTCCACGTTCGTGCCGGGCACAACCGCTGCCGGGTTCGCCGGGGCGGAGAAGCCGGTCACTGGGGTGGTGATGACTGTCAGCTGGGCGGCCGGCACGTTGACCGGGCCCGTTTCCTGGCAGCTGAAGAGCTGGTCTACTAGCGTGGTCGTGCTGCCGACCGTGATCTCCAGGTCGTTGTCGAAGCGAGTGTTCGGGTCGCCAACCGGGTTCACCACCAGGACGTGCGCACCGTAGGTGCCCGCTTCCAGGGTGATGGTCATGTACGCGCGGCTGGGAGTGGCAGCGCGGCGACGGGTGCCCGTGAGCGCCGCCAGGCGGTCCAGGGCGGCGTCGGTAGCCTGGTCGATGTCCCAGCTCGCCCACAGCGCCAGCGCGGCGTCCCACACCTCGGAGACGTGGGATGCGGTGGTGCTCTTGAGCTGACCAAGCGCGGAGGTGCTTGACAGGTTGAGAGTCGGCGAGATCCCTTGGTGGATCTCGTCGGTCATCTCCGTGTCAATCTCGGTCAGCGTCTTGGAGGTGAAGCCGTCAATCGTGAGTCCAGCCATGAGCCAGTCTAGCGCGGATCACGCGGGTGTGGAGAGGTCCACGAAGAACTGGCCGTAGTCTGCGGTGCGGAACGTCGACCCGTCGGCGAGTTGGGCCTCGAAGTTGATCGTCATCAGCCGGTCCCGTCCTACCGCGTAGTTCAGCCTTAGCAGGGCCGACACGCCCTCGGTGTTGCGGATGACGCTGTTGAGAACGGTTCGCACCACCTGGTCGTTCGGGCCCTTGGTGAGAATGTGGTCGAACCAGGGAGTTCCCTCTGACGTGTCCAGGAACCACTCCCCGAGTCCAAAGTTCAAACGGGTCCAGAGCCTTTGAGCCACCTCGATGCCGAGGTCCGTTGTGAGAACTTCGTGGCCTTCCTCATCTAGATAGAGATCGCCAAGATCGGGATTGTTCGCGTCAGTTTTCGTGACGAGTCTCAGTTCCATACCGATCATCATAGCGCGCCAGGTACTGCTCATACACCGGGATGATCAGCCCTGCGGGGCGCTGTCTCCTCTCGTACCCGCCCAGGCTCTTGTTGCACGTGCTGCACAGCAGAGCCCTTGCGTGCTTCCCGGTATCGTCCTCGTAGTGATCCGCGCACTCGCCGTCGTGCCCCCGCCCCGCCGTCATGAGTCGGGCGCAGATGGCGCAGAGGCCTCCCTGGGCGGACCTGGCTGCGGCCTCCTGCGCTGGCGTCCACCCGCGAGCCCACTCCCGGAGGTACCGGCGGTGCCTCTCCTTGTAGACCGGCCCCAGGGCCCTGCGGTACTCGACTGCACGCTGGCGGCGCAGCTCCTTGCCTTCTGGTGTCAGGCGCTCTGCCGCCTGGTAGTGCTTGGGGCACAGGCCCTTGGCTTTGGCGCGGGCGCCGCAGTGGCAGGTCCTTTTGGCGGCCTCTTTGTTTGGGTGTACCATTCAGATAGTGTGCCTGAATGGTTACTACTCGTCAAGCTTCAACACCGAGCTGCCGGTGGTCGTCACGGGGTCCGGGGTGGTGGGACCAGTGACGTTGGGGAACTTCACGTTCAGCAGGGCCGCCACGTTCGAGCCGGCCCCCGGAGCCGTGGTCTTGAGTGTGGCGATCAGCGCGTCCAGCTTCGACGCCAGCGCGGCAGCGTCCGTGGGCTCGGGGAACGGGCTGGAGGACGGCACCAGGCCGGGGATCGCCACGGCGCTGGACCAGCTGTGGATGCGGGTGTCGTCCGGGTCCTGGTGGACTCCCGTTCGCAGCCACCCCGAGATGTCCCTGTCCATGGCGATCAACAGCACGGTGTCCCCGGGCTGAAGCTCCGCCTTGACCTGGATGCCCCGCCCCACTAGCCAGCAAACAGGAACGTCCTGCAGGGTTGGCAGCTCCTCAGAGACGTCCTGGTCGGGGTCGTCGAAGCTGGGGATCATGCGGTTGACGCCCGGCTTGACCGAGCATGTCTGGGATGCCGCGTCGTACGACTGGACAGTCCCCGGCAGCGAGACCGCCGTGTTGCGGAGCCCGGTGCGGATGCCAGTCAGGATGACGTCGGCGAGAGTGGGAGTGTCGTTTTGGGGCACCCTCCAGTATGCGCGTGCAGCGAGGCGGGGTCAATACCCCTTGAGCTCCAGGGTCGCGTACCACTCGTCGCCCATGTTGCTGCCGGCGTACGTGACCTTCTGCACATAGAAGCTGCCGCTCAGGTTGGCGCTGGCCAGGTTCACGTAGCCGCCCACGCTGATCTCTGGGTTCAGCAGGGAGACCGCCTCGATCAGGCCAGTGCTCAGACGCTTGGGGG